CCCATGAGTACTATGACGCCTATGAGTACTATGACACCCATGGGAACTATGACGCCCATGGGTACTACACCAGTACCAACACGCGAATCATTTTCAGATTCTTCCAGTGAATCCAAAACAACATTGTCTCCCGTTCCAGTACAGACCGCTTATGTAACAGGTATGCCAACCACTCCTTCTCATATTCAAAGATACACAAAAAAACCGACATTACATCCTACTGTAAAATCTACAGTTACACCTATACCTTATGTAACCACTTCGCCCACGTTGTCTAGTTCTAATTACTAACTGATGTCTTCACTACGTTACCGACATCCCTACGATCTTCTACCGACCGTAGGTCGGTAGAAGATTCGTCTTCTTCTTTTTTTCATATTATCTTATATTATTATATAAGATCATGTATAGTCTAACTATTCCAATTTATGCTGCCATTTTGTTTTTTATATTGACACCGGGTGTGTTGGTTACTTTACCACCAAATAGTAGTAAATTAGTCGTTGCCATGGTTCATTCCTTGGTATTTTTCCTATTATTCTTTTTCACATATCGTTTGGTGTACCAAATGGTAAATCAATACATAGTGCATCATCCTCAACATAGGGAAGGGCTTGCAGGAAAAACTGCAAATCCCACAAAAAAGGTCTAGACGAAAACTCGGATGACCGTAGGTCAGTAGAGTTTCGTAGGGATGTCGGGTCAGCGACCTCCGTTCCGTATGGTCGCAACCTTGTACGACCATACGGAACGGAGGTCGTACCGAGGAACGTAGTGGAGACATCAATCAATGTCCTTGAAATCTCCCATGATTTCTTGGGGATAATCCATATCTTCTAAAATTTTCCCCGCTCCTTCCACCATGGAAATACCCGGTTGAATACAATAGGTATAATTCATACTTTTTGTATTAGGGTCTATCACTACATTCATTTTAAAATTCGCAATTTTCGGATGTCTTGTTTTAGAGTCTTCTTGGTCTTTCTCAAATTTCTTACAAACACCAACATAATGGGTGGTTAACATAAAATTCACATTTTTACGTTTTGCCAAATATTTCAAAAAAGCATACGCTGCCTTGGAAGCTTCTTTCGGATTGGTTCCGGAATACAATTCATCAAAAATACAAAAATGATGACCCATACCTGCCCCCTGATCAGGATCTACCGAAGAGACGGCATCAATAATGTCTTTGCACCGACGAGCTTCGGCTTGGAATAAACTGTCGCGTTCAGATGTATCGGGGATATTCAAATACGAATGAATATGTGTATAGGGTTTCGGTAACATACTTCCTTCAGAATAAAATCCACAACCAAATTGTTGAGAAAATATCATATTGATTGCGCTGGTCTTGAGTAATGTCGTTTTTCCAGATGCATTTGGACCAGTAATAATCATATTTTTCGTCAAGGAAACCGTATTTTTTACCAAAGAAGAAGAGGACTCGTACATCAAACTTGGATAATATTGTTGAACAAATTTGGTACGTTTGGTCTTTTTCGTCTTTTTCAAGGAAATCATGGATATCTTGCGTATCAACCAATGTCGTGAAATACCACGTAAATTGTCCATGTATCCTTCAAACCCCACGGCATATTGAATAGCATGACGATATTTTTCATTGCTATAGATCCGATAATAACATTTCAACATATATCCCAATTCACTCAATTTTTGAACACTACAACGAAACTTGGAAATATATCCCAATTCTTTCTTCAATTCGTGAAGATATTGGGCATGTTTTTGTGTTTCTCTACAAAATTCCATATAGCTCGTTTTTGAACCATGCATATTTACAAAAGTATCCATGGATGTAGATGAATATGTGACAAAGGAATCCAATTCTACCAAATCATCATTCATTTGACGTGTATTTTGATAAAAATGTTGACAAGTGACAATATTCTGATAAATTTGCATCATATACAATCCCAACATTGCGAATAAATATAGGAGCTTTTCGGGGGAAAATGATTCCAAACTCATAATTGCTTTTCCAATAAAATGATTTTTAGCCAAACGTTTGAGTACCCCTATGTACATTTCAAACGTCAAGGACAGTCCTTGTATTTTTAAAATAATAAAGGGTAAAATCAAAAACAAAATGGGGATAAACAAAGAAATCACTGGTGACATCAAATTACCTACAGAAATCAATTGCAAGAAACTGGAAGAATCGTTCAAAAATTTCAAACAATTCCATTCCATAAAATTGTGTTTTTCTAAAAAATCCGGATGATGTAAATCTTTCCAAATCGTAGAAAGACGCTTGCACATTTCCGGGCGCATATGTAGCGTAGCGGGTAAACGTGGCATATCTGTAATGACTTTTTGTGTATCGCGTAAAAATACGACATCTGTACTAAATTGTTGACTCCATTCGGGTATCATTTGTTTGCCAAAATCATGAGTAGGTTGTAATATAATTTCGTACATGGATTTTGCAGGGGAAACTACCAATTCCAAATCTTGAACAATGATAGGAGACAATGGACGTAGATGTTCACTAGATACGTATGTAATGGGTAAACGAAACGGATTATGTGGAATGGCAGAAAAAGAACCATCTAAAAATACTAGGGATACGTCCTCCTGACCTGATGAGACTATAGGTGTTTTTAATAAAGGTGTGACAAAGGATGCCATAGAAGATAACCACATCTAAACCACAATATAATATTTTCAACGAGATTCTTTGAATCTATTCATACGCAAAAAAACCTACATAAATACTTTGAACATATACATTCATAGAAATATGGGGAAAAAAAAGTCCAAGAAGTCCGGCGCGAATGAACCTGATGAAATTGACCGTGCGTTGGCAGAATTACCCCCATTACCGCCTGAATTAATGGTGGCTCCTGCTCCTATACCAAAAAAGGCATTGGCACCTTTGAAAGCAACGGCTGATGAAATGCGGCGACCCTTTGTTTCCGTTTTGTGCGTGACTTTCAATCGTCGCCCATTTATTTCCACATTTTTGGAAATGGTGCGTAATCAAGATTATCCTCAATCGCGTATTGAAATCATTATGGTGGATGATGGTACAGATCCTGTAGAAGATGTAGTAGAAGCGGCAAAGATGCCTAATGTACGTTATGTACGTGTGGAAAAGAAAATGACTCTAGGTACCAAACGTAATTATGCGAATTCCTTGGTAGACAAACGTGCCAAATATATCATTCCCATGGACGATGATGATGTAATGATGCGTGAACGTATTTCACATTCCGTGGATACCTTGGAACGAAACCCAGGTGCTTTGTGTGCGGGTTCTTCCGAAATGTTTTTGTATTTCAAACATATTAAAAAATTGTATAAATTTGGACCATATATGGTTTCCCCAGATACTAAAACCGCCCATGATAACACATATGGACATAGAAATCGTATAGGAGCAAATTTAAATGATTATATTCCTATACCTACACAACATGCTACCAATGGTACATTTGCTTATCGTCGTGAATTGTTAAATATTACACAATACGATACATCGGCGTGTTTAGCGGAAGAAAAGAAATTTTTGAAAGAATATACCATTCCCATGGTACAATTGAACCCATTCAAATGTATTTTATGTATGTCTCATGAACATAATACATTTGATAAACGAAAATTGTTGGAAAATATGAATCCGATGTTTGTCAGCGAATCCGTACGTGATGTGGATTGTTTTTTCCAATTACCAAAAGATGCGCATATCAAAAAATTCTTTTTGGATGATGTGGATAAAATGTTGGAAAATTATGAACCCGGATTGCCCAAAATGAAACCTGATGTATTGAAACAAATCAAAGAAATTGAAGCAGACCGTGATAGAATGATACGTGAACAACAACAACAACATCAACAACAGCAACAACAGCAGCAACAACCAGTCATTCAGATTCAACAACCCGGTCAACCACCACAACAATTGTCTTTAGACGAAGTAGTTGGATTGATACGTCAACAACAATCCCATATTGATTATTTGAATAGACAAACAGTAGAATTGGAAAATAATTCGTTTCAATATCGTAAAAAGATGATGGATAGTATGTTAGAACAAATGTGCGTTGATAATGCCAAGGAAACCGAATTTACACGTATTCAAATTGAAATTTAGATACAAGAAGACGAAAACTCGGAAAGGGATGTAGTACGTAGGACGGAAGAGTTTCTTAGGACAAGGGACGTTGCCGTGGTTTTTGGCAAAGTCAGAGAAGCCAGAGTAGTGGAGGCATCTGCATCTCTATGTATATCTTATATCGGTGCGTATGAATATCAAACGATTGGTGAATTCACCAACTGGAAGAATTATTATTTCTATTATTTTAGGTATTGGATTGGCTTCCTTGTTTTTCAAAGTATGCAAAGACAAAGATTGTATCAACTTTCATGGTCCAGTTATCAAACAAGTAGATGGTAAAATTTTTGAATATGAAAATAAATGTTTTAAATATGATGCGGTACCGGTAACGTGCAATGAAGACAAAAAAACGCTGAGTTTTGCCGAAAATTTTGCCAAAAAACAAACGTCTGTATCGGATAATGGTGCGAAACTAACTTGATGCCTCCACTACTCTGGCTTCTCTGGCTTCGCCAAAAACCACGGCATCATCCCCTACGTCCGACCAAAAGGTTGAAGACCTTCGGTCTTCTGACTGTAGGTCGGACAAGGTTGCGCCCTTTAGTCTTATGCCGCACAAATATTATCTTTTTTGTTTTAGTGTTTTATGTGTCTGTTTTTGTTTTAGTGTTTTATGTGTCTGTTTTTGTTTTAGGTAATTTAGATCATTATGAAATTGTTTGCGTCCACCAAACATAAAATCATCTTTTTCATATCCAATATTGTTTGCCACAACACTTATTCGTTCTGCAATAATCTCATCTGTAGCATTCGGTAATTTTATCTTTAAAAACTGTCTTAAATTTTCCCGTTTTTCGTCATCACCCAATTCAAAAAAACCAATATTTTCAGTATTTTCAATTTTATTATTGTGTAATTGGTACCATTCCTTGATAAATCTATCTACCATATCTTGAATATTTATCACGATACAATCTATTATTTCTTTCCATGCAGTATTTTCTGGGTCCACTACGGTTGCTGCATTGACAAACGAAAATAAAACTCTTTCTAATGCCCCCATGGAACATGTCATTCCGTCAGAAC